TTCTGATGGGATGTTATTAACATTACTACTTAAACAAACATAAAGATTGCCTCCAGAGCGAACGACATCCCCTGTTTTGTAACTAGTACTCGAATTCCAATCGTTTTCGAAATTATAACCTGTAGTAATCAGTTGCCAATCTTGATCATCGATTCCCGGAATTTTATTTTGATTATTTCTTAGAGCAACATAAGAATACCCGCCATACAATACAACGTTTCCTTGAGAATACTCTGTTGCAGAATTATGAATTAATTCGTAATATAGACCTGGTATCCACAAATTCCATTTAGATTGGTCGTTACGAAAGGATGAGCTTCCATCTACTGAAGTATGGCCTTGATTTGCTTTCCATAAACTAGCACCGTATTTCACAATATCATTAACACGATATCTAGTAGTGTTAGTCCAGTCTCCTCTATACTCAATATCTGAATTTACAATTTCCCATTTAGCTTGGTCAACTTCTAAACCTAATGCTTCTGTTGCAGAACTAGTGTGTCCAGTAATGCATCTATAACTTATAGCGCCGTAACGAACTACGTCATTTACTCGATATCGTGTGTTAGTCGTCCATGATGTACGCCATGAATCAGAAACTGAAACTACAGTCCATTTAGCTTGATCAGCTTCTAATCCTAATGCTGTTGTAGCAGCACTAGTATGACTTTGATTAGCTATGTAGGTGATACCATTATATCTTATTACATCACCTAGTACATATACTGTACTAGTTTGCCATTCGTTTAACCAGTTAAATGTGCTAGCAAACAGTGTCCAATTGCTAATGTCTGTAGTTAAACTAGTAGTTGAAGTATGCGCCGTAACGGCTTTGTATAGATATCCGTTAAATTTAACGATAGAACCTTCAGTATATAGTTGTCCAGACGCCCAGTTATTTCTCCAGGCATCGCCATCAAACATTACTTCCCAATTAGAATCATATCTAGTTTGCAGCTCGTTGCCCATTTCTCTATTATTTGCACTATAATAGAAAACATTGTGAGGAGCCGTTGTAGGTGGAGTAAATCTTAATTCTCTAGTTGTAGCTGTCGAAAAATTACTTATATAATTGCTTTCTGAAACTTCAACTCCGTTGATATAATAATCTACACCTTCAGAATATCTTGCACCACCATTTAGATCGCCGTCTGCTGTAATGCTCAACAACAGAGGATTGCTAGCATTTGATGCTGCATTAAGATTGAAAATATATGTCTTTCCTTTTACTAAGAAAAGTTCTGGATTTTGAGATCCGTTTACATAAAATTTACCTTGACTATTACCGTCTATAGTATCTGTAGATACAGTTACAGTATAAGTAACTGAACTAAATGTGTAATTGTCATTTAAGAAGGTAGTTGATGTATGACCTTGTAAACAAACATAAGCTTTGCCATCTTGATATACAACATCGTCTTTAATATAGTTTACGCCAGAAGACCAATTGCCTTTCCAACGAAATTTTATTCTATCTAATTTAAAATCAGCCATATTATTCTAATCCTTCCGACGATGAGTTTTCATCATATGTGAATTTTTGATTAATTCTTGCAACTAATTCGCCTTCTTCACTTACGTAATAGTATATATTTTTATTATTCCATTTAAACTGTTCATAGTTTAAATTTTTGTAAACTAGTTCATGTTTTACGTTTCGGCCTTCGTAAAAATCTTGATTTTCAGTATAATTAGGATAATTATCTAAAGGATCTCCGGGCTTGTTTATAGTTAACGAATCATCTTTTTTAAGCTGATCAACTTTTCCTAAAAAAAGTTCACCTTGATCAGTTCTTCGAAGACCGTAAAAAAATCTGTTTTCTACTTCTCCGTATATTTGTTCTGGATTCATACCTACATAGTTTGACATCTAAGTTCCTTACACAATATCTACATAACTTATTACAGCATCTAATGCTTCATTTTCATCTGCTACCAAATACAGTTGATTTTCTGGAGCAAGTATTAGTTTTTCGCCTGCGCTTAATGCTCTTAGGCTTGAGTTGGGCGGAACCATAACATCTTTTAAATAGTAACCCTCAACGCTAGTATCATCGTGCACCAGCACACTAGCATACACTACTGTTTCTGATAGATTAGCTAAACTAAGTCCTACAATAGTTGTTCTAGTACTTGCATTTGTTTCAAGTGCCAGTATTGGAACAGTTCCTATTTCTTTAACTACTTTATTTTTAAACGTTGTTGCCATCTTCTTATCCTAATGTTAACACATATTCTATTGCTAGGCTTTCTGCTGCGGAAAATGTGATTGACCCCGAAGCCCCTGCTACAGAAACCCAACTATTGCCGTCCCAAATTTCTAAATATCCTGCCTCAGTATTAAATCGAGTCATGCCAGTTTCTCTATAGGCAGCAGCAGGACGTTCTGCGCTAGTACCCACAGGCATAACAACACCGTTTGACCCTGATATTTTAAAATATCCGTTACCTTCTTGTTGAAAGTAAAGAATGCCGTCGGTAGTTCTATTTGTAATAGTACTGTTTTTAATTGCTATTTCATCAATAACGACTGCGCCGCTGCCGTTAGCTGATAATACTAAGTCAGTATTTGTAGTTTCGGTTCTAATAACGTTTCCGTCAATACTAATATCGTCAACTTCTATTCTAGATATTTCTAGCTTGTCGGTGTCGATACTAAGTTTTTCATCGCCTTGAATATAAAATCTAATTACTCCGTCGTTGGCGCCCGGAGTTAATTCTGTTGTGATATAGGTGTCTAAATCTAGATCGTATACGCCATTAAGTGCGATCCAGTTACCATCATACCCTTCAAACAGATTTGTATCTGTGTTATAACGTATCATGCCTAGTTCAGGAGAACTAGGACGTTGTGCTGTTGTTCCATTAGGAAGATTTAGTGCGCCGGTACTGTTAATTCTAACTGTGCCGCTGTCTGCATCAAGTATGATGTCTCCGCTAACGCTCGAAACTGTGTTTCCGCTTAGTCGTAAATTACCAGTGTCTATATATTCACCAGTAATATTAGTAGTACTACTTCCAGTTGTAATAGTAATACCAGTTGTAGTTTCAATATTAAGATCGGAGCTAGTAAAAGTAACTGTACCAGTTTCTTGATTCACATAGAAAAGGTCGCCAACTCTAAAATCACCCTTGTGGTCTACTGAGCTATATCGTATTTTGGCATCATTTAATTCTACAACTTCGTTAGCCTGTATAACTGTTGTATTGTCATTGTCTTCAAATTTTCCATTGCCAATATAAGCAAAGTTTTGGCTAATAAGATACATTAATACGCCAGGGCCATCACCGTATGCACCATAGTTACCATACACACAGGCACTAGCAATACTTCTAACTTCACCACCAAAGTCTGTAAAATCTGTTAGTGTGATAAAATCTGCTGTGGCGCCACCGCTAAATCTAATATCTTGAGCTAGCAGTGTGTCATCTTCAAATATTGCAGAACTATCATCTATATTGTTAAAATGTAAAAGCAAAACAGTATTGCTGTCACTTGTAAACTCGCCGGCAGGAACAATCAATGTACTGCCGCTGTATCTTGATATTTCTTTTGATATTCTAAATTCATCTATATATGCACTTGCAGAATTTCCACCGTCAAATCTTGCTCCGATAGTGACTGGTTTAGTAGTTCCGTAATCGTTACTGTCTGCGTATGCACTGCCTACTCTAGTTCCGTCTACGTAAAGAGAAGTTGTTCCACTTATTCTAGAAAGTGCAATGTGATACCATTGTCCAGTTAACAACGTGCTTCCTATAATTCTATCAGCACTGTTTGTGTAATAACGAATCTGTCCACCATTTGAAATATATACTACAGGTGCAACATCTCCAAAGGCTCCTGCTCTAAAATCAAAAATTTCTCTATTTCCTGATAAACTAGTGAGATAAACAAACGCCTCTACAGTAAAATCACCTGTACCAAACCCAAAGTCGTTATTTGCTGAAACACCTATATAATCTTCAACACCATCTAACTGTAAACTGCTAGTGCCAAATCTTTTTATAGCAGTGTCAGTTACAGGGTTGTTATATCTCACAATGGTTTTTCCGCCTCTTTCAGAAAAGGTTTCAAAGCCAGTTTGTTTGCCGCTTACATAAAACTTGCCGTCTGTATCAACAGAACTAACAGTACCTGTTGCTAACACAGTAACACCATCTGTGTCGTAGTAGGTTACAGTTTCTCCTGCAAGATATGATCCTGTTATACCGTCTACTCTAATTGCAGTCTTGCCTGTACCTTTAAGTCCAGTTACACCATCTAGTGCTGTAAGTCCACGATTGGCAAAGTATGTAAAGCAGTTTAACCATTCAACTCGCGTACCGTTAGTAATTACTAGTGCATCTACACCTGGGGTAATAAATGTTACACTATGAAACAGGCAAGCTGCTTCTCTTGACCCTGTTGTTGCAACACTACCGTCTAGATACGCACCTTTGCCTGCATCTCCGGCATCAAATCCTCTAGGGTCTGTCCCACTAGTTACACTGCCGGATGTTATGACACTTATATTTCTAATATATGGCGAACGTGTAGTGACTGTAAATCCAGGAGCAAACTTGAACGCATATCCGTTGTAAAAATCTTTTACAGTAATATCTTCTATTGTAACTTCGCCGTTTAATAGAAAAGCATCATTGTTTTGAGTTGCCGGTGTGGGTTTAATAGTAACACTGCGGATACTGTGACCTTTTACAGTAACGCCAGCAGGAATAGTCATAGGAAATACTTCTAGATATGTTCCAGGATAAATGTGTATAGTGTCACCGCTTGTAGCTTGACTTAATGCATATGCCAATGAACGATAGGGATCGTTTGGATGAGTACCTGAATAAGTATCACTACCGTTTACAGCAACATACAGTATATTTCCTTGACGTAAAGTAATGTCAATTCCGTCTACTTCAACAAATCCTGTGGTTACTGAGCCAGCAAAAAAGTTATTAGTCCATATGTTAGCCCATGACTTACCACCAGTAGCTGGATTACTACCTAAGTTATAAGTATTGTGAGCATCTGGAATAATATTTGAATTTATTTCTGCATTAAATGTAACATTGTCTGTATTAGCATCACCTATTGTTATATTACCATTAGCAGTAATCGATCCTGTGGCAACAATGTTTCCGTAAACATTTGTGTCAGCAAAGATCTCGACAGTGCCAGATCCATTAGGACGAAACTCCAAATCTTCGTTTGAGGTATTAGTACTGATAACATTATTTTCAATGTCAATACTATCAATTACTAATTTGTTCTGGTATATAACATTATCTGCTGTACCTAATGTCAACACATTGTCTAGTGTAGAAATAGTATTGCCTAAGAAATTTACACTAGAAATTTGCGCTTCTGTGTTTACTTCTATACCGGGCGCTCTAATTGTACCGTTTACATCTAAATCGTATTGAGGAGATGCAGTATTGATACCAATTCGGCTGTTATTAACATCAAGATATAGTAGATCATTCTCAAAGGCTAAGTTTACTCCTTCTCTCAGAAGGTTAGCCCTCAAGAGTGGACCACTAATGCGACCAATAGCCATCTCTTCTCCTCAACACGGGGATCCTGTCCCTCTCACCGAATTTTCAGCTTGCGCTCTTTGCTGGTGCCCACAGTTTGACAGTATAGCACAATGGTCGCTGTGCTACATTATTATTTATCGTTTTTTAGTATTACCCTAATACTAGAGTATAGATATCCATTAATTCTTTAAAGGTTTCTTCAGTAACAGATTCGTCTTCGCCTGTACTTGGTTGCCATTCTGTTCCATTCCAAGTTTCAAGATATAATAAATCAAGATTCCATCGTGTATCTCCAATTTCAGGAGAACCGGATCTTTCTGCAGTTGTACCGTATGGTATTACAAGACCTGTAGTGCTATCAAACTTAGCATACCCTCTATCGGTAGTTGCTATTACAAAAGCACTATTTGATATATTAGAAAAATACGAATCGTTTATGTCTATATCAAACGTATTTACAACAGCATTTCCACTTCTTATTAGTTCTAAATCACTGTTGCTTAGTGTAGTTCTAATTATATTGTTATCGAAAAGTATATTTTCATTAGACAGGCCGTGAATTTCTAAACTGTAAGGTGTTAGTCTACCTCTTTCTGCACTGCTGGTTCTAAAAATTATTTCATTACTAAAATTAGTAGCATCAACACTAGTTGCTCTATTGTCAGAATAGATTCCACCAAAACTTAAATTAGCAGTCGAGTATCCTTCATATAAGTTTGTTTGAGTGTTATATCTAACGTTGCTGCTAACGTTAGTTCTTTCAATATTTGTGCCTCTACTTACAATTAACCCAGGATTACTTGTTAAGGTCAATATTTCTGTATACGGTGATATTTCTAAATCTTCAGCAATGTTAATAATAGTATTGCCTGTAATTCTTAAATTACCAGTATCAATACGTTCACCATCAATATAAGTAATAGATCCATTTGTATTGACGATAATACTGCTTACTCCAGAAAAGTCTATGTTTTCGGCATTAATACTTGTGGTACCGGTTTCAAAATCTACAAAAAACTGATCTCCGATTCTATAGGTTCCAAATGCATCAGTACTATTGTAGTAAATTTTGCCGAAGTTTATTTCAACTGTTTCGTTAGCTTGTTCTACCAGTGTGCCATCATTGGTTACATCTTTACCTGTTCCTATATAAGCAAAGTTATGACCTATTAGATACATTAAGGTATTAGGTCCATTGGCTACAGCACCAAAGTTTCCGTAAACATTTGCACTACCAATACTGCGTATTTCTGCTCCGTATCTTAAACTACTGTCGCTGAGAGGTTTGCCTATGGATCCCTCTAGTGCGTATAATCCACGGTTAGCAAAATATGTAAAACTATTAAGCCATTCTACTCTTACGCCGTTGGTCATTGTAATACAATCTACACCAGGTGTAATAAAAGTAGCACTGTGGAATAGCATACTGGCTTCTAAACTGTCAGCATCAAGTTCGCTACCATCTATATAGGCGCCTCGGCCTGCATCAGCATTGTTAAATCCTCTAGGATCAGCTGCTGAAGTTACACTGCCTTGCGTGATAACACTTACGTTTCTAATGTAGGGACTTCTAGTACTTACTAGACCATTTGGTGTAAATCTAAAAGCATGACCTGTGTTAGTTACACTGTTGTAATAAAAATCCTTAACTGTAATATTTTCTATAGTAACATCGCCTTGTACTAAAAAAGCATCTTGTGTTTCTGTTACAGATGTAGGTGTTATAACTGTGTTTCTTAAATCTTCGCCGCTCACAGTTACATGTGGAGGTACTGTTAACGGAAAATCTTCTTCGTATACACCAGGAAATATATGAATAACAATTGGTCCTTCTGTACTTCCATCGCTTTGTGCAAGAGCATGTTTTAGTGTACGGAATGCACCATGCTGATGGTCGCCTACATTAGTGTCACTGCCTAGAGTACTAACATAAAAAATGTTACCTTGTCTACGTGCTACACTAGTGCCGCTAGATATTAATTCTTCAAGTTGAATTGATTGGCCGTTAAGTAAAGTACTATAAATTCCAAGCCATTGTTTACTTGGAGAACCTAAATTACTTGTATTATCTTGATCTGGTATAAGATCACTATTAACATCAGCTGCAAACGAAACATTATCTGCATCATTGTTACCTAATGTTAGATTTCCTCCAAATGTAATATCACCTGTAGCGTGTAAGCTTCCAGTAATATTCCAATTACTGTGCATGTTTAGTGTGCCAGTACCGTTTGGCCTAATTTCTATATTAGAGTTAGAGGTAGTTGAGCTAATAGTATTAAAATCAAATTTTAAGTTAGCAGTAGCAATACTGGTAGCAAAAATATAGTCTGCACTGGTTAAGAATATATTGCCTATGTTGTTAACTATTTCGCTATTTTGTATCGAATAGTTTCCAGTATTTACATAGTCTGCTAATAAGTTGACTGTTCTATAGGTTGTTGGTATACTTAAAGTATCGCCAGGTGCTTCTGTGTTAATACCAATTCGGCTGTTGTTTACATCTAAATGAAGCAGTGCAGTATCACTGGTTGTATTTTTAAAGTTGAGATTTACGCCTTGGCGCAGTAGATTATCTTGTAAAACTCCACCTGAGATGCGCCCTAACTGTGACATTGATTACTCCTTGACACAGTATTTATTTGTCAAAGTTATGAATAACTGTTACTGGTTTTCCTAAAGGTACAGCACCAGTAAATTCAATCCACCATCCTGTATCTGTTTCTGTATAAGGTGCGTTTGGACCAGTTAAATTAACCTGTGCTGTTTGTCTAATATTATAGTTTGTTGCCGGAAGTTGATAAACGTTTTCAACAAAAACTAATATATTTTGAGATGCTGCTGGTGCCGGAAAGTCTACGTCTCCGCTGTTTAATTCACCAAACACAGTTTCTGTAGCATCGCCATTACCTAGATTCTGTACAACAATACCTGGATCTTGGTTAGGTTCTTTGAATCTAACATTTCTCCAAGCACCGTTTTGATAAGCTTCTAATTGATCTGTAGTAGTATTATATCTTACATGACCTTCTGTTGCGGCTGTTGCTATACCTGATTCTCCGGGTCTTGCAGTTTCTGCACCTTTAGGTACTAGCATAGCACGTTCACTGTCTACTATGACTTGATTGTCATAGTCATATTTTACGCCTTTACCGTAAATATTTCTAAGATTAGTGTTTTGTGCTTTTAACAATCTCATATTATACTTCCAAATAGCTTACTGTAGCTGCAAGATTAGTAAGTCCTGATCCAATAGTAGGTTCTGCCACAAACGTAATTCTATCGCCTTGATCCAAAACAATACGTTCTGAATCGAATGTAAAAGTTTCTCCTGGCGGAAGAGTTAGATTTCTTACAACAGTTGTAACAGCATTACTAAGTGTGTCGCCAAAAGGTATTAAATGTAGGTCGAAACTAGCACTAGCTGCTAACGAAGTATTGCAAACTAAAATGTTAGTAATTGCATAACTTTTTTCAACAGGAACAACTAAGATATCTAATGCAGTTGTTGTTAATTGGGCATTTACTATTGCCATATTTTTTTCCTTAAAATAACATACTAAAAAGTAATGATCTATTCTTACTTACTAATTCGTCTCTAGTTTGATTAGCATTTGCGAAATAAATCCCAGTCTTACCAGTATATTCGTCTGAAATATAAATTTTTGCACCGTTACTAGGAAAACTTGGACTTGTGCTAGGATCGTTGTCACCAGGTACACTATTAATATGTAATACATCATCAACTCTTATACTACCAGTTCCTGATGATTTTAATACTAGATCACTATTACTAGTAAGTGTATCTATAGTTGTTCCTGCGATTCTTATTTCATCAAATTCCCAGCGGTCAATAAAAAGCTGACTTACAGTAACTCCATCAATAGCAAAATTAATTACACTGTCGACTCCACTAGTTTCTTCGTCGACCACAATAATACTCGATGTTGATATTACTCCGTCACCTATCTGTCCAAGAAACACTGTAGAAAATGCTGTAGTAATTGCATCGTCTACATATTTTTTATTTGTAATATGATCGTCGTCGGTAACATTTACTTCATAGTTTGTAGTTCCAGTAACGCTGATTACTCCTGTGCCGCTGTTTATTAAATAAAGGTCGCCGCCGCCAGTTGATATACTGTTAGTCCTAATTCCAACTAAAGATCCTTCGTTGTCTCTAAAAACAAATCCGCCTGTTTTAGTAGTTTCTGTATTTGGATCTCTCCAGGTTATGTTTTCGTTAAATGTAAAGAATGCGTCAGAAAATGTACCTCGGTCTATTCTTAACCCTGCTTCGTCAAGTGTAATACCTGCTCCAGTTTCTCCGCTATTAACAACGATAATATTGTCTCTAACAGCTAAATCTTCACTTTGAACCGTTGTAGTATTACCCTCAACAATTAAGTCGCCTGTAATAACAACTTGACCTTGTTCAGAACCTGTATTCAATCTTATTTGGCCGCCTTCTTGTACGGTTACATAAAAATTGCCATTTGGTACATTAATAAATCTTGACATTTACGATCCTTAGTATGGGGGGATTGCTCCCCCCATAATCATTAAAGTGCTGTTAAAACAATATAATCGTTTGAGCTATCGTTTTCTAGATACCAAGTATATTTGTTTCCAGAAAAGTCAGTTGCTACTCGCTTAGTTATTTTTGCAATAGCTACTTCTGCGCTGGTTACATCGCCGCCTGATGGTGTTGCATAACCAACTAATCTCATTTGTCCTAATGCCGAAGGTGTAGCAGATTGTAATACACAAGTTACAGTATCAGTACTGTCTTTGCCTTTATTTCCTGCTAGATTTCCTACTCTAGTTACTTTAAAAGTTTTTGCACCACGTTGTTTAACAATAGCACCATCTGTTCTTAATGAAGTGCCGTCATGAAATGCAATTCTTATACCAGCAGCCGAACTGGTAAAAGAACCAATAACATCTACTCCGTTTATATCTTTTCTTAATGGACGTCCCATTGTTTTCTCCTTGACGTTCTAGGTCTACGCGGTGGGTCAATTCCGCATAAGTCCTCCGAATGAGGCACGATTAACGACAAAGTATTTATCAAATTTGTATAAGTCATAAAAATAGGCCCCGTAGGGCCTATTTTTTAAGTTATATATACCTATTAGCTGAAGCTTACGTTGCCGCTAGTGATAGCAACTTTACCTAGGTAGTCTGCTGCGTTACCAAGTGTCGAAGCAGTGTTTGTTAGTTCAACATAACCATAGCGAGTCATGAAGCTCACAGTTGGTTCGAATGTTGACGGATCTAGTACAACACCGCTGCTCATCAATGGAATGTATGGGCAGTAGAATGCGGCTGCGTCTGATTCTGAAGAACCTTTGTAACCGATCAGTACTGCTGAGTCATCTGCTGCGTATGTATTTACATATACACGCATAGCATTATTCAAAGTACCAACCATCTTAGTGTTAGTTGGTGCTTCAAAAGTACCTTCAGTTGTACGAGCAAACGCTGAAGTAGTTGCTGACTGAAGAATTGTTAGCGCGAATGGGCTAACAACTGCCCAGTTACCAGCACCACGACGTGTACGCTGTGCAATCAAGTTGCTTACACGGTTGATTTGAACTGCTAGAGCAGCATGTTCGTCACCAACGAATGTAGCAGTACCGCTTACAGCAGCTTGGTCGTAAGTTTGGTACACACTAGCAAGAGTGCCTAGAGAATTAAGTACTTCTTGGTCGATTTCAGCAGTAATCTCTTGTGCAAGAGCAGCCATGATTTCTGCTTCAACGTCGATGCCATGCTGTGACTGTGCGTCTTGAGCAGCTTCGAAAGTCCAGCGTGCGCTGATCTTACGAGTTTTGGCTTCAACAGTTTGCTTCAAGATTTGAATGCTTAGTCTGTTACCAGCTGTGCCTTCTGCTGCGGCAGTTGCAGCAGCTTTACCAGCAGTAGTACCTGTATATGCTTCAGCGATCTTGAATGGGCTTAGGGCTTCTTCACCTGCAACTGCACCTGAAGCGCCTGAGCCAAATGTGTCCGCATAACGAACACGTAGAGTGTGGATTTGACCCACAGGACCTGTCATTGGCTGAACGCCAATGAGTTCGTTAGCAATGACTGTTGGCATTACACGACGAATAACTGGTAGGATAACACGGTTGAGTGTTGCGACATTACCGGCAGAAGTAGCACCAGCTGTAGCAGTTTCTGCTAGATAACGACGAGTGTTCTCTAGTGTAGTTGCCATTACAGCTTTTTTATTGCCTTGTAGGCCTTCAAGAAGTGCTGTCTTCGTATCCTGCCAGCGACTTTCTAGTAGTTCTGACATTATTATCTCCTTAATTTAATCCAGCTAGACGGCGTAAGTCTAATACGTTACTGTCGTCTGCTTTACTACTAATGTTAGATTGTGACTGAGTGTCACGGTTGCCTGTTACTTCTTTGCCTTCTGATAATATTGCCTTCTGCTTCGCTGGACCTTTACCGTCGATAACTGTCGGTAGATACTTTTCAAACGCAGTTTGTAGTCTGCCTGTTTGAACACTTTCCAGTAAGTCTGTCATTATTTCGCGTTGATCTTTACTTAACGGAGAAATTAACTCGTTAATTGTTTTTTCACGCTTAACAGATTCTTCGAGACGCTTTCTTTGAGCTTCTGTTGCTTCTGCTAGTTTCTTTGCTTTTGCAGCAAATGCTTTTGTTTCTGCTAGTTGCTTGTTTTTTACATCAAGAACTTTTAGAAGTTTCGCAGTTTCTGAACTTTCATTTAGATATGAAACTCCGTACTCTGCCGCAAATGCTTCAAATATTTTACGACCAAAGTCGTTTCTTCGTGCTGTGTTAATATCTTCTTTAAGCGCATTGATCTCAGCTTTGAGACCTTTTGCAACTGTTTCAGATACTGCACGAGCACTTCTTTCGATAAAGTCTTTTTTAACTTTAGCGAAGTGTTCTTTAGCTTCACGTACTAAACGTACTTTTGTTTCAGCTAAATCTTTTTTATCTTCGTAAAATTCTGCGATTTCATTTGATAGGGCTTCTACCACAAACTCTTCAAGCTTGGCATAGTTTTCAGCCATTGCTCGTTTGTCTGCATGTAGTTCTAAGATTTCTTTTTGTAGTTGTTCTACTACAAAACCTTTTAGAAGATTTGCATTTTCACGCATAGCTACTGCATAACGTGCTTTTGCTTCTGCTAGTTGTTTGCGATCTGTTGCAAACTCTGCAATTTCTTCTTGAAGACGCTCAGATAGCATAGCATCAATTGCTTCTACCATTGTCTGCTTATCATGCTCATACTTCTGTGCGAATTCTTCGCGAAGATCAGCGGTAGCAGCACGACGGTTTTCGGCAACCTTTGCTTCCCAAGCTTCTTCAATCTGTGCCCTGACCTCTTGTGAAACAACATCGTTTTCGAAGAGTGTTTTCAGTGCATCTATCATACCATTCTCCTAGTTTATTGGAGTTTGCTGATTATGTTAATCAGCGATTCCTTTAGATACTTTTGTGCCTTTTCGTCGTGTCTTGTTGCCTGTGCTAGTTCGTATGCCTTGTAACCTCCGCGGGCATTCATTAGATGCTCGTAGATTGGTGTTGGGTATGCACCTGGGGCGCTAGGCTGTGCTACAACGTCCACGGTGATGATTTCAAAATCAGAGACGGTGTTTGAACCGTCTTCTGATACATTGCCGCTACCTCTCGATGAGACACCTAGTTTAACGCCAGCTTCAAGCATGGTTTTAACTAGTTGCCCCATCGGTGTTGGTAGGATTTTTAGTTTTCCGTAACCATTTGGACCATCCATCCACATTTCATTAATCATGTGGCTAACTCTGTCCAAGTTTATATTAAGGCCTTCTGGATGATCCACTTCTCCGAGAACACTATATCCTCCAGTTATTTGATCATTGAGAGTTTTGACAGCCCTGCCTATTTCATTTACAGGATACACTCGCTGATTAGCGTTGCGAACGCCGCCTTGAATGCAAATACCTTTCATAAAAAGGTCTTTGCCTTCGTTAACGTTTTCGACAACTATCCTAGCTTGGTCGAATGTCAAATGCTCTCGTAAGTTTCTCATTCAAACTTCCTTAATCTTGCCTTACTTTGCGCGGCTGCTTAACTTGTTAAGTGTGCTAGTTGCGCCTTTATCGGCAGTGTCTGGCTTGCCCTTTTTCTCAGCGCCGTGGCCAGGTTGAGCAGTCATTTTAGTGGCTGCTTTTGCTCCAGGAACGTTTACGTTCTTGGTATTCATATCTTTTGTTGTTGGTGCAGCTAGACCGCCTTTAGTGCCTGCTGATTTGCTTTCGCCACCTTTTGCAATGTTAGCACTTGTGCCGCCCATGTTGTTTGGCTTTGCTACTGCTGACTTAGTGTTTACTCCGTTGTCGCCGCCGATCTTTGAACCTAGATCACCACCGTTAACTTTTTCAACATACTCACGCATTTGCTCAGAAGCTGACTTCTTGTCTTTTTTGTCATCCTTCTTCATCATCTTTTTTGCTTCTTCTAGATCGTCGTCAGCTTCAAACGCAAAAGATTCTTTTTCTTCTTCGTCGTCTTCACCTTCTTCGTCTTCTTCGTCTTCTTCGTCGTCACCTTCGTCGTCCATGTCCATATCCATGTCCATGTCGTCGCCTTCGTCGTCGCCGCCCATTAGCTTTTCAAACTCTGCTTTTAGGTCTTCTAGTGCGTCTTCTAGATCATCTAAACGACCTTCAGTGTCGCCGCCTTCGTCGCCCATGTCCATATCCATATCTATGTCATCGCCGCCTTCGTCGTCCATGCCAAGGTCTGCCATCATGTCGTCAGTTGGGTCGCCGCCCATGTCCATTGGATCTGCTTCTACTTCAAACTCATCAAGGTCGAAGCCTTCGTCTAGATCGTCGTCTGACTCATCTACTTCTTCGTCGTCTGACTCGTCTAGGTCGTCGTCTGACTCATCCACTTCTTCGTCGTCTGCTTCGTCTACTTCTTGATCTTCGTCTTCTAGAAGTGACTCGTAAATATCACGTGACTTTTCTACTACGATTTCGTGGAAAAGTTCTTCTGCTGCTGCTCTGTCTTCGTTGATAAGAAGCTCTAGCATTTTTTCAAATTTGCTTAGATCTGCCATTTCAAACTCCTATAAATGTTGATCGCACTGGTTCAGTGCGGGGCTGTCATATTATATTTAACATTTATATGAAAAAGTGCGCAGAAATAGGCTCAAAACGAGACTATTTTGCTTTACATTAGGTTATCCTGAAGTTTTTTTTGAATTCTTCGATGGATATATGTGTTAAGTTTGGTAGTTTACTCAGTTCATTTGGGACAAATACATTTTCTCCCAACACTCGTATATATCTCTTTTTTGAAAACTTTTGAACTGTAGTTGTAGTTTGTTTAAGCCAATTTCCAAAGTATGTGGCTCTTTCGTTACTGCGTTTATAGTTGAACGTGTCGGCATATACATTGTTTACGTATTCGCCGTTTACACCTAGACCTTTGTAATCAAATCCTAATATATAGATTTCGTCACTACCGTGATCACTGGCCATATGCAATGCTGTTGGACCTGAACTCCATCCTTTTGATGGAGTAAAGAAATTAAAACCTGACATTTTGCTGAATGCTTTGTTAGGATTAGTCCATACTGAACATCTATGCTGTACTGACTCTTTGTTCAGTTCAATGATCATTTTAGTATCAACTGCTACAAGATAGTCAGGCAAAAACTCTCTGTATATAGCATTACACCCATATACAGATCCATACTGTTTTAGTTCACTGAGATTTATAGATTTACGACTGGTACCATTACCTAGTACAAATGCTACTTTCTTCAAACATTAAACTCCGCCAGTTTCTGCGTTAGCTGCTAAGCCATACATCTGCTTAATAAAGTCAAGCTCTTTACGCTTTTCTTCTGTATGTAGCTCGCTAGCTTTTCGAATTCTATTGATCTGGCGAAGTGTTAATCTTGTTTTGCGTGTATCTTTTTTCTCAACTGGTGAGTCATCATACTCTTCCTCGTAGCGTTTATCTTCTACGGGTTCTACAGTTTCTCTATCAAAATAAAATAATTCACGCAGTATCATATTATTATTTATACCGTTTGGTTAGTTGTTGGCGGAGGCGAACCTAAGTCTTGTCCTGTAGCAGTTTCAGGACCTGCGCCTTCGCCTCCATCTACTGGTGGCGGCTCTTCTCCAGTTTCATCTTCTAGTCCGCCAAGATCAGCATCTATGCCAGCACCGCTAATGCCAGCATCTCTCATTTCAGCACTAGCATCGCCTGGTGTAGGATCAAGATTTTCTTCGTTTTCTTCTCTCCACAAGCGTTCGTTTTCTGCTATCTCTTCTTCGGTCATGCCTAGGAATCGTTTCATTGCAAAACGATTTGAGATATAGGGTATTTGACTCATTTGAGTATATGTTGGAACTCTAGCGTTGTCAATTTCTGATTGACGATAAGCAGCAAAGTTTTGTGGTGGTTGGAATTTGAGATCAAACATACTTGTGTCTATGTTAATGCCTTTTTCTAACATATAACGTTTGAACTCTTGATCAAACTCTTCTACTATTAGGTTTTGCAGACGTTCACAATAGGTGTTAAAACGAAGTTCTTGTATGTAGGCTGTGCCCACACGTCCGTCATTATATTGAGCAGCTGAGTCATCTGCCCCAGTTGGTAGGTACGAACTTGGGATACGCAATCCGCGTACCAGCTTATTAGTGAAGTATCGTAGATCATCAATCTCTCCTAGGTTAGTACCGCCTGGCAGTGTTTCAACTTTTGATCCACGTCCTTCTGCTGTTTGTGGGAAGAAGTAGTCTTCGTTAATACTCAACGGATTGTAGCTGCTGTCAATAACATTTTGGCCGCCGCCTGTCGAACTAGGAATACGTCTTTGATGTATTTCATTTTTAACACGCTCAACAAACGCCATAGCAAGGTGACTAGGCATGTTACCCACATCAACATAGAACACACGTCTTTCAGGAGCACGTTGCACACGATAGATAATAATAGCATCTTCAAGCAGTTCTTTTTGTTTGTAAACTTTGAAGATAGTTTCTAATAAGCTGTTGCCAAATGGAAAGTTGTTGTCTAAGCCTTCTGAGAGACTGAGGTGTACCATATGTTTGGCTTCGATGGCCCATTCATTTTGATCAGTTTGGAAACGACTTCCACTCATGCTTGACTGTGGTTGTCCTACCATACCTCTAGCATTGCCTACAGGTTGATATTGACTTCCTCCAGTGCCACCAGTTATAGTGCCGCTTACTTGGAATGGAGTTGTAGCAACACCTTCAACAAAGTTAAAGTTTATATTTTTGACCATATACTGTTCAGGAACTTTGCCTTCTGATTCATTAACAATAATACGAGTAACGTTAGCAGGATCAACATGGAACCAACGCTTAGTTTCTGGATCACGAAGGAAGAACTGATCGCCAAACTTAAAAACATTTCTTAGTATTTTAAATATTCTTGTTTCAAACTCTTGCAGCTTGCACCACTGTTGTAGATACTTCTGAATGATTGTAACTTCTGAGTTTGTGGCCTGTTGTTTGTATTCTACAATAAACGGAGTATTGTTTTGTTTGTTTTTTTGAGTTGTAAACTCTGCTAGAATATCAAGCGCAGCATTAACTTCACTGTCTAAGTCCATAGTATTATATTGACCATAGCGTTCAACTCTGTTGGGAGATCCAACATACACATCAGGTAGATAGCTTGAATAGTTAGAGCGAGCAGGGCCTGCCATGCCTCCGCCATTTCTTAGATTAGTAAAAGGGCTATAACTACCGTTTGGGTTATTTGCTGTAGGCACGGGGGTAAAATACTTTTTCCAGCTCATCTATATTCTCCTATCAACGAACAGCACTGATTCTGCCATTTGCAATGTTGCTGCCCATTGATCTTGTGTTACGCTCTATGTTACCTGAGTCTTCGGCCATCTCTTGCATTACTTCTAATACTTGGCTCATAAGTTTATTTAACTGTTTAATGGTTTCCTGAGAGCTCTGATTGGTTGTGTTAATACTTTTTACAAGTTCTGTTTTCATGTCTTGTATGTTTTCTGAAAGAATAGCAATGTTGTCTATTTCTATTTTTGGTATTTCGTTAGTTGGAGTTGATCTCATATTATCAAACATATTTTTTTGAAAATCGACTGGTATACTTCTGCCGTTAGGTAATGGAACAACAGCTTCAGTGCCATGTAACTGCATTGGGTATCCGCTAGTAGGACCTGTTGCAATACCTCCAGTAGCCATGCCACCGTATCCAGCAAATTCATTTGCTGCGTTTGCATTTAACTCACGTTCTTCAACAGTTTCATCGCTGCGCATCCAGTCTGGTAAAAATGATCCAACGTCAGGCAGTTCAAAATCAAATGCACTAGTTACTTTGTTCCATAAATCGTCAAATATTTTAGAAAAACTAAAATTACTAAACCGATCACTTATATCTGAAAATACTCCGGTTACTGAGTTCCAAGCGTCGGATATCCATTCTTCAATTTGAGCAAGACCAAAATATGTAGCTATTCCTGCGAATGCTGCTATTACTGGTGCTACAATTAATGCTCCAATGCCAACAAATGGCGCTGCTAATAAAACTCCAACACCTACTAGTGCCCCTGTTAAAATTTTACCCCAATTTTCATCAAACCAAGTTGTAATGCCTCCTCCTATAGCACCAAAAGCACTACCTAATATATCTGTAAACATTGTTGTAAGCTGCGGTGCAACACTAGTAAATGCACTAGATATTACGCCGCCTTCGCCAAATAAATCTGCAAACAGTCCATCTATTTCTACTGTTTGAGGTCCTCCTGTCCGAGTTTCTATAGTTTCAGTTCCGCCAAACAGTGCTGTATCTAAACCAAAATTTCTAAAATTATCAATAAAAGATTTTATTGTTCCTATAAAATCTTTAAATGCGTTTTTAAAGTCTTCACTTTTTATAAGGTCAGCAACACTTGCAACAGCACCAGCTAGATCTTCAAATAATCCACTATCTAATATAGCAGAAGCGATAGTTGCTCTCATTTCTTTGATAGCATCGTCAAAAGTAGTTAAAGTTCCTGTAATTTCTTCTCGTCTAGCTTGTTCTGCTATTGCTGCATCATATTCAGCAGTTCCGACTTCCATTAGTCTTGTAGCACTATCAAGTATGCTAGCTAGCACTGGATTGCTTTGTCTTAGTGCAGCAATATAAATAGCTCTCTGCTCACCTTCTAATCCAGCAAACCCTTCTATATTATGACCAGCAGCTTGTAGCGCATCTAATATTACTTGAGGATCAGCACCAGCAGCAACTTGACGCATAGCTTCCATTATTTCTGGACCAGCGGCAGTAAGTACCATAATACCTTCTTCAGTCTGAGGTAATCCATCAGCTAGATCTTTTAGTCCAGCTGCTACGTCTGCAGGTAGTGTATCAATTAAAGCCATACTAGCACGGAAGTTTTCTAGACTGTCTCCTGTTAATTGATTTGCTAAAGCACGAAATCCTGCATCCTGTGCTTGTGCGGCCATTGATGCTTCTAATTCTTTTCTACTTTTACCAGTAACCTTAGCAAGTCTATCTAGTTGAACTAGGTAATTTGTAGAGCCCTGAGCCAATTGACCTACACTCATATTTTGCAAGCGACCCATTCTTGATTGAAGTGCAGCATAGTTAGCAATGCCTTCATTAACTTCTTCTATTGTAAATCCAAGATTTTTTAGAAAACTAAAATTACCAGTAGCCTTTACAGCTCTATTAATTGCTGTAAATCTATTAACGCCTTCAGTAACAGTGCCACCTAGCAAACGAAAATTTTCAGAATTATTTCTAACCAAATTTGACATTTCATCTAAATTTAATTCTAAACTAGCGGCTGTCATTCTCATTTCTGTAATACTGTTATTAAATCCTGCACCTACACTCGATAAATCTCTAAATGTACTGATACTATTGTCAAGCATCTGTGTAAATGGAGTTATTAAGCTACCTATTAAAGGTATATGTTGGGCAAAGTCTGAAAGCTGATCGCCGCCATCAAATAAGGCTTTAGTTAATCCAAGAACACTTTGACCGATACTTCCTATCAGTCCGCCTATTGCACCAAGCATTGCTTTTGAATACCTGTTGGTAGCGTCAGTGGCTTTCTTAGTGGCTTTGGTTTTTTCTTCTAGTGCATCTCTGTTTTTTGTAACAACAGTAATACCGTTTTTAACAGCATCGTTGTGTGCTTTTTGAACTTTGCCTGCTTCTTTTTTCGGATCTCGACCTGTTGAAGCTGCTAGTTTTTCGATTGCTCGTGTGAGACTGGCCAGTGTAGCTTCACTGGCTACACCGTTTTCACCGCCTACATTACTAATTTCTACTTCTTCGGCCAAAGTTAAAGATCCAAGTTATATACGCACATAAATATTTTAGATACATACGTATAGTGTATTTATGCGGAGAACATTATGGTAGATTTTAACCCAGACAACTACGAAGCCAATCCTCTGAAGAAGTATTTCAGACAACCTAAAGTCTATGTTACACTGCCTAGCAAGGGTAAGTTCTACCCACAGGGCGCAGTTGAAATGCCAGAAAACGGAGAACTGCCAATCTATCCTATGACTGCTAAAGACGAACTTACTATGAAAACTCCTGACGCACTGCTGAATGGACAAGCCACAGTGAGTGTTATTCAAAGCTGTGTGCCTGCTATTAAAAATGCTTGGGCTATGCCTAGCATTGATCTTGACGCACTGTTGATAGCTATTCGTATTGCTACCTATGGCGATACTATGGAACTGTCTGTTAAGGTTCCAGGTATAGGCGAAGAAAGAAAATTTGATGTTGATCTGCGCAAGCTGTTAAACAAACTGGTCACAGTAGAATACGAATCAGAAATACAAATCAACAACATGACAGTAAGTGTACGTCCTTTAGTCTATAAAGAATTTACTGAAGCTAGTCTTAAAACATTTGAAGAACAGCGTATATTTGCATTGGTTAACAATGAAACTATATCAGAACAAGAAAAGCTAGCAAAGTTTAACGAAAGCTTTGCAAAGTTAACTGACTTAACAGTTAAGACTATGAGTAAATGTGTTTCAAAAATTACTGTAAGCGATACAGTGGTTACTAATCAAAATCACATTGATGAGTTTATACAAAACGCTGACAAAGCTTTTTATAAAGCTGTAGTTGAACATCTTGATCTACAAAAAGAAAAGTTTCAGATAGAACCTATTCAAGTACACAGCTCAGAAGAAGACATAGCCAAAGGTGCTCCTACAAATTGGACTGTGCCTATTACATTTGATCAGTCAAATTTTTTCGCATAAGGATCTTGCCTCTAAGTGTAGGTGAGATCCTCGAAGAAGTAAAACGCTACGAAGGTGAACAAAAGCAGTTTAAATCAGAACTGCTTAAGATCTGCTGGTACATGCGTGGCGGCGTTACTATTGAAGATGCTTATTCTCTATCATTTGAAGATAGACTGTTGATAGGCGATATAATCAAAGAGAACTTAGAAACTACGAAGAAAAGCGGAATGCCTTTCTTTTAACGACCTACTGCTCCGAACTGACTTAGTTTTTGATTTTTATCAAAGTTCTTGTCAACTGTTGTTGGTTCACGACTAGACTTAAATTGAGGTGCTGCTTTTTGTTTAGCACCTTTGCCAAGAGCAGCAATTAATCTATTTCTTTCTTTGGTTGACAGTTTAAGTGCAGCATTTTTAACTTGTGCATATTGACTAGACACCTTAGCATTGCCAGCACCAGTACTTGCAGGAGTCTGTGCAGGAGCAGGCTTAGCGCCCTTACCTCTCATAGCCTGCGTTGCCTTTGCCATAAAGATTTTATTGATTCTGTCAGTGGTCATAGGTTGTGCAGTATCTATATCACCGGTATCTACATTTTTGCTGTCAAGAAAGTCTATTACATCCTGTGTGTCTGCTTGTTTGTCAGTTTTGTTCTGAGTTCCAAGAAATGTCATAAACTGATTGTAAAGATTGTTAGCTGTTGCTGCTAGATCTGCTTTACCAGCTAAGTTAGCAGCCGTAGATTTCATACCAGGAACTTTACCTAAAACTTTACTTCCGATACTTTGTGCTGCTTGTGCAAATCCACCTACAGGTGCTTCTGTTATCTCATTGATTTTCATTCAGAATGATCCTTACATGTTGCAGTATTTATTTGACTTTATGAATATCTACTTCGTAGATATTTGTTTTCGCTTTGCTCAAACTGTTTTTCTTTTTCTTAATAGTTAAGCTGAATGAAATGAAGCAATATATTTCATGTAGATTAAACTGGTCAGACGGAACCTGTTTTAAGGTTCCGTCGTCTCTTGGTTACTTCATGTGAGTAGCACCAGCCAAGACATTGGAAGCAGGTTTTTAGTTTATACACCAACTCCAGGGACTCTAGCCTTTTCCCTACCTGCGCTGATTTCAAAATATAGTGTATGTGCTATAAAAATATTCTTAAGAAAAATACTTTTATAGGGGATACACTATATTCCTATCCGTACTCTCGTTCCTAGTTGTACGGTGTTTAGGAGCAGTGGTGTTTTTTGGACAATAGCAGATGTCCTATACCAACAGATACCCCAAGTTTGTAGATAGGTCTATCAGTATGTTGCGTGTCCTGTATCCCTACAGGTTTTTCCACAGTGGTATTTCTAAACTGGCCCACCAACCTTAAGTGCTATTTGTTTTGCCTTAAAGCCTTGATGTTTTCACGTGCCTGATTAGTTTGTTTGTCTTGTATTAGTTTTCTTTTGCGTAATTCATTAAGTGCTAGTGTTTGTGGTTCGCCTTGAAATTTTTGAGCAATAAACTTTAAATATGATTCGTCTAAAGAACTTATAGGTTTGCCTTTATTTTTACCCTTTACAGGCCATAATCCTTTGTCACGCAGTCTATAATAATCTGCCTTTGCGTCGGCTTCTTGGGCTTGAGCTCTAATTTGATTAGCTAAAACTTTATTAGTTCTAGCCTTCTCCCAATCCATTTTTCTTGCCATGCTCTAACAATCTTTCTCTTAAAATGTTTGAACCGCCTACGCGAACGTTAATTATGCCGTTATAGTATTCGTCTGTTTCTAGTACACGCCTATCAAACTGTTCTTTAGCCTCTAAATAACTTAACTCAGATCTACTTGTACACCAGTAGAGCACTTCTCGAGTGAACTTGTCTTCACCTAGTGTAGCAACATCAGCTTTGAGATTGTCTGAACTGCTCCAGTAATCTCGCCAATCGCTTTCTACTGTATACTTTCTACGATTCTTTTTGCCTTTAAGGGGTGGTTTGGACTTTTTAAACTGTGCAAGCTTCTTGCCTATATATTTTCTGTTGTCAGTGAGATTTGTTATCAAGTAAACAAAGCCTATGCAGCCTTCTGGTATTTCTTCTACTAGATTTCCTTGATAAGTCCATTGCATGAACTTAGTTATTGATTATTTTTTTGGACGTCTATTGTTTTGATTTTGCCTGTTTTTCTTTTCTTCGTAGTAAACTGTTTTTGTTTCGTTGTAGCGAGCCTTGACTAACTCTTTAAGTGCCTTAAGTTCTCTTCTTATATTAGCAAAGTTACGCACACTAGGCGCTCTTTCAAACGCTTCGTGTGCTTTGAAGTAGTCTAAATATCGTTTTACTAAACGTTCGTGAATCTCGTCGTCTGTCATGATTCTACGATCTCTATATCATGAGCATATGAAGTGAATCCATTCTCTTTGATCACTTTGAGAACGTTGTTTACACGACCAATCAGTTCATCTTTGTGGCTGATTAAGTAAATGTTCTTGTCTCGTTCACGTCCCATCTTCTTAAGAATAGCCAATGCGTTCTCAACACCAGCAGTGTCCATGCCACTGTCAATTAACTCGTCGATAAACAGCAGGTTAACGCCTTGGTAAAGGCTTTCCCACACGTCACGGAACGCAAAACTTAATCCAAGTATCAGTCTGTTACGTTCACCTCTGCTCAAATTGTCGAAGTCTAGGTCTTGGCCCAGCTGAGTAATCTCAACATTTAGATCATTTAGAAACTTAACCTGATGCGGCAAGCCCAGTCTGTCGAGGTAATAGGTCAATCTGTTATTGAGATAGGCTAGATTCTGATCAATAATCTTCTTTCTAATAAAACTGTCTTTGTTTGTTAACAGTTTAAGTAGAAACTCTTGATGATCTTTGAAGTTTGTGAGATCATTTACTGTATCCCACTTGATTTCTTGAATAGCTGTGGTGTTGAGGTCATCTATTTGTGCTAGATACGGGTCATCTTCTTCTATCTTCGTGACTAGAGATTGTTTTAAACTGTCTACATTGCTTCTATGATCATAGGCTTCTTTAGCAGTATCGTAGAACGTGCTAGGTTTATGACTGACTTCGCCTAGTTCTGCTAGTTCCTTCATTACAGCTTCTAACTTTCCTGCTACTTCTGTTTGATAAGACATAGCATCATCAAACTCTTTGTTTTTCTTAGCTAAGATTTCTGCTTTCTTATCTTCGTGCAGTGATTGTCCACAGGCATAACACACTGCTTCGTCAAGTTCTTTGATATCTTTTTCTACTTTTTTAACACTTGAGTCAGCTCTCATCAGTGCAGTTTCAAGAGTTGAACGTTCTTTGTTCAATGCTGTGACAGCACTGTTTAATTCGTTCCAACCTTGTAGCAATTCATGTGACTTTAGTTCATGTTCAATGTTTAACTGCTCAAGTTCTGCAATCGCATCTTCAAGTTTTCCGATATCTTGTTTCTTTTTAGCCTGCCATGCACGTTGTCTACTGTACAACTGCTCAATACTGGCTTCAATCTTGCTGTTAGCAGCACGAATAGCTTCAATTTTCAGTGTTTCTTCTGTGATAGCGTCTTTGGTTATGCGAATCTGCTCTTTGAGAGCATCTGCTTTCTCAGTTAGCAGTGTAATACCCAGCAGTTGTTCAATAATAGCACGTTGATCATTGGCTCTCATACTCAAAAACGGTTCTGAGTAGGTATTCAGTGCTACAATATGCTTGAACATGTCATGACTCATGCCTAACAAGTCATCAATAGTTTGCTGTGTTTGACGACTGTCGCCTTGACTTTCGTCTACTAGCTCTTGTTCTTGGTCATTTACAAAAAATTTCAAGACATTTGGAGAACGACCACGTTCAATTCTGTAGTCAGCATTGTCTTTTTCAAAATGAAGAGTGACCAACATCCCCTTATTGTTAATTTTGTTAATAAGGTTGTTCTTTTTGATGTTGGTCAGTGCTTGGCCGTACAGGGCGTAGGATAATGCGTTGATTATCGTAGTTTTGCCTGTACCGTTGCGCGATCCAGTGTCGTCACCTCCTTGATCTAAGTTTTCGCCAAGCACTAAAGTTAACTGTTCACGGTTAAAGCTCACAGCCTGAGTTTGGTTACCCACACTCATAAAATTTTTCACCGTTAAATCTTTGATCTTTATCATTCTAATCCACTGTAAATTTCTAATAATAGTTTTTTATTGTATGATTCTGTATCTAGTGCAGCAATTTCGTTAGCTACAATCTGATCTACACTCTCAAACTGACCAATATCAAGATTTGTATTGATTTCTTCCATCTGTTTTTGTGGAATTAAAACAATCTCACGGCAATTGTACTGATTAATAAATGTTTCTTTAACAAAAGTTGCTTCTTCGTAGCTAACAGCACAGTCTATTTCAACTCTAAGATACATTTTTGACTTTAACAGTGTGTCTGCCTCGTCAATCAGTCTACTGAGTTTAACTGTTCTATATTTAGGACAGTCTTCCCAGTCAATATACTGTGGTTCACCGTCATTAGCTCTGTCTAGTATCATCATACCACGACGATCATCCCATGCATCGGCATAGTTATGAGGGAAAGCATTACCAATATAGTGAACATTACCCTGTTGTTGACGAGCATGGAAGTGGCCAGTAAACACATACCTAGGTTTTTGTAAGTGATCAGCAGTAAGTTCACCATGATCCGGCATACGAACCATGGCGTTCATTAAGAAAGTAGGCAACTCGAAGTGTCCAAACATGTATTTGCAGTCTAGCTTCTGAACACGCTTCCACTCTTCACCTACCAACCACGGAACCAATGCCACATCTTCTATAACTTTGATAGAATCTACCACTGTTATACCTGGAATGTGTTTGGCCCACTCGGTGCTTTTAATGTCACGTTTGTCTTTGTAGTAAAGATCATGGTTGCCAGCAAACATATAGAACTTGTCAAAAGCTTTACCTAGCTTTTCTAAGCTTCTAATGCCAGCATCCATGGTTGTAAGGTTAAGACTGTTGCGATTATGATTCCAGTCGCCACAAAAAATACCAGTTTCACAACCGTTAGCTTTTGCAGTTTCAATAAACCAATCAACAAAATCTTCGCAATCTTGATTATGTACTTTACTATTGCCTTTTAGGCCAAAATGTACGTCTGTAAAAACAGCAGCTTTTTTAAACAAAACTTAGACTCCGTAGTTTTTCTAAGTATATGATATTATTAACCGTTTGTCAACAGTTAGTTTTCGGTTGTGGTAGCAGGATTAGCTTCGGAATTTCTTCTAATCGCAGCTTCCCATTCGCCGTCATGCAGTCTAGTGTAGCTAGGGTCAAAATCATTCATTTCTAAGATATCATCTCTTATGTTTTGATTGCGTTTTTCTATGTTGATCACACGAACAAAGCTGTTTGTAACTGCCGCTGTATAGTATGCGAAAGGATTATTAGATTTCGATTCGTCAAACTGTAGGCCAATCTGTGTTAGCTGTAGAATAGCTTGACCTTTCATTTCGTCGTTATAGGTATAACCTCTAACATTACCACGGGTAGCATAGCGATCTACTAATTTCATCCACATCAGTGCCAGTTTGTTTGTAGCACGACCGTGATCCTTGCAAAAATATCCATTTTCCATACCACCTTGCCAGTGACTTTTGCCTACACAGATTAGTTCGTCGTTTTCGTTAAACTTCCAATGTTGGAAAGGAGGGAAGTTTAATTTAATCTTACCATCTGCTACTGTTTTTGGATTCTTTTTACGACCAGGTTCATCAGGAATGTGGTCAAACGTCATAATTCTAAAAATTAAATCGGTTTTCTCTATAGTTTTATAATCTATTTCACAATCGGCTTGTTTAATCTTTTCGCCTGCTATGATTCTAGTCTCATATTCATCTAATGCTAGACGCTTGGCTCTGTTTCTTTTAGCTTCTGCCACAGTTCTTATATTAATTTTACTAACATTGTCTAATATAATATCGTACTGATGATAGTCCTTGTCGACATAGCTATTAAATGTATTTTTTGATTTGTGTATTTCTAATAATATATCTCTATTGTTTAGATAATTTCTTTTTCTCACTTGTTTCTCCAGGAGTTTACTTATTTATATTAATATACGCACTTAATTTTGTCAACTAAATACTATTGGAGATCAATAGGTTATGTCAATATTCAGTGGTTTTAACAAACTCAATAACAGTATTAGTAATGCGTTTGGAAATATACGACAAGTAAGCCAAACCATTAATGGTTTTACCTCTAACATCAACAGAGCAGTTGGTCAGTTTCAAAGTCTTGCTAACAGTCCAGTTGTTCGAGGCATTAACCAAATAAACGATACTGTTAGAAATGTGCGCAACACACTGGGTGTGGTAGATAATCTAATTAATGGCGGTCGCGGCGGCATTGGAAATGTAGGTACTGCTATTCGCATGATTGGCAATGTGGCACAAGATGTAGGATATAATGCTGCTCCTCCTAGTAGAAATATTACTCGTGCAATTATTAGTCCTGATATCTCTAGTGCTGATGCTAGTGACTGGCGTGTAAGTTTAAGTGTGCCTGATGTGATTATGGACACCGGCGGAGAACTGCTAAGTGTACTTGGCAGTACAGGCAACAGAATGATATTTCCATTCAACCCTACTATACTGCTGAGTCATACTGCTAATTATTCACAGGTGCATCCTACTCATACAAACTATGTGTATCATGCTTATGAAAACAGTCAAGTAGACAACATTACAGTTACTGGCGAGTTTATACAAGAAAACGAAACAGATGCAATGTATTGGTTAGCCTGCTTGCATTATCTAAGAACTATGACTAAAATGTTCTATGGATCAAGTTCAGGATCATTAGGAAATCCTCCACCTGTAGCTAGGCTAAACGGATACGGAAAGTATGTGCTTAATAATATTCCAGTGCTACTGACAAACTTTACTACAGATTTACCGCAAGATGTAGATTACATTTCTTGCACTGTAGGAGGAGAAGTTAATTATGTGCCTACTCAGTGTGTGTTTACTGTAACCTGTGCACCAAACTATGCTAGACGCAGTCAAGCAAGATTCAGTTTACAGGATTATGCTGCTGGTAGACACATCAACGGACCTGAGGGATTTGTATAATGACTAAAAATCTTGGACCATACGGAAACACACAGCTTAACAGAGCAGGATATTTAGATATTCTAAAGCCTAGAGCTGTTCCTGTAGCAGGTGATGACATACTTTACTCTATTACAACTAGCTATACCTATAGGCCGGATCTATTAGCACATGATCTTTACGGTAAAAAAGAACTATGGTGGGTTTTTGCTCAAAGAAATCCTGATGTTATTAAAGATCCAGTGTATGATTTTACAGCAGGCACACAGATTTATTTGCCACAGGGTAAAAATCTTAAAAAAATGTTAGGATTCTAATATGGCATTAAACTTTGGAAGTTTAGCAAAATCGTTTACTCAAGTAACTACTCAATTAAATTCTGTAGCAACTAGGATACAGCCTATTACAGCAGCCGCAACACAAAGTCTTGCAGCTCGAGGATTGCCTAGTCAAGCAGGAACAGTTAACACAACAGCTAGTCAACTCACAAACGGATTTAGTAGTTTGGCACAGTCTAACGTTGCTAACGTTTCGGGGCAAATTAGCAATCTTTCTGGCGCCGGCCGCGTAAATGTAAATCAACTACTAGGAACAGCCGCAACAGGATTCGCTGGATCTCTAGGACAGTTGGGTGCGATTGGAAATGTAGTATCTAATTTTACAAACACTGTAAGTGGTATAGCGGGAGCAGTTCGTGGTTTAACTTCCGGAAATTCTTTACAGGGTTTGGGCTCACTGTTAGGCAATTTTGATTTTGAACAGTTTGCTAAAAATATTATTAATGTTGTTCCTAGAGACTTTGCACAACTAGCATTTGCTGTAGGTGGAGAATTTGATACTCTACGTCAAAGAATAGAAGCCATAGGCGATGTGTCAAATCTCGGCGACTTTATTGATCTAGTATTTAATTCGGGCAGTTTAATTGGAGGATCCGGGGTAGCTACAAATAACGGTGCTAGTAAAAGTAAGATACCAAATCCTTTGAGAGATCATAACGGGTTTAATTATGTTATTAGTTTAGGTTTATTAGGAGCTCCAGAATATAATATTCCAGAGAGTTACAGAAGTAAAGGCGGTCTTAGTCAGTATATTATACGATCTGGTGGCGGCTTTTACAACAACAGATATCAAGTACTTGACGAACTTGGAGATACTTCTGGCAACGGTGCAGGACATGCTGAATACTACATTGAAGATTTAGAAATTGATGCAGTGATTGCTCCAAATCCAAATACCAGTGTTGCTATGGGAACAACTATAAGATTTACAGTGGTTGAACCCTACAGTATGGGAAATTTCATTCAGGCAATAGTAGGCAGTGTAAAAGAAAAAGGATTTGAACAATCAGTAAACGGCGCCCCTTTTTGTTTACAAATAGACTTTGTAGGATGGAATGAAGACGGACAAACAGATGCTAATTTTGTAACAGCACCAATTTTTATTCCTATTAATATAATCAACATGGAGTTTAATGTTACTGGACAAGGCAGCACCTATCAAGTACAAGCTGTAGCCTACCCTGATATAGCATTAAGTGACAGTGTTAATCAAATATTTACTGACGTAGAATCATCAGGCGCTGTAATATATCAAGTTCTTAACGGCGAAACAAATTCAGTTACATCAGCAATTAATGAAAGAATTGACAATCTAGAACAAAATGATGTCATAGCAGCAGGTGACAGATATATCATTGCGTTTCCTAAAGATCTTAATGCAATAAAAAACGCATTACAACAAATGGCTCCTGTTGCTGACACAATATTTACTACTATAGATACTCCTGCAGGCCCACAAACAGTCGAAGTTGCTAATCCTTCGTCTCAAATGTTCGAGGCGCTTAGTGCATATGCTAGAAATGAAGACAATATGAACGAAATTGGTCTTAGTGTAATAATTGAAGATACTGCTGAAGGTGGTAACCAATCATTTATCCCTCCGGACGTATATTATGATCCTATAATTGACATTGGCGTTAGAAGCCAAAACCCTGTTTTAGAAAAATCTAGAACCTATTCATTCAGTCAAGGGGATAGCATAACCAATATTATAGAAGATATAATATTAAAAAGTAGATATGCAGCAGAAAAAGCAACAGAAGAAAGTGCTGCTAATGGTACACGTCAATGGTTTAAAATAGACACTCAAGTTTATATTGATAACACTGCACAAGCTATAGCAGATCGAGGCCGCGCCGCTAAAATCTATGTGTACAATGTTATTCCTTATTTTGCAGACGAAGCTAAGTTTTTAGCAACTAATCAAAAACCTAAGAATACAGAAGGTCTTAAAAAAGCAGCAGTTAAAGAATACAACTACATTTACACTGGGTTAAATGAAGATGTAATGGAGTTTGATCTAACATTTAATAATGCATTTTTACAAACTGCTCTAGCTAACTTCGGTCTAAATCCTGGACCAGAAGGGCATTTTGGGACTCAAAAAATAGGGGATTCTGGTACTAATGTTAGTACTGGTGCAGGAACAAACAGAGATCGACAAGACAGTCAAAACTCTGAACCCGCTATTGCAACAGAAGAAACAATAGGCTATAGAAGAAATACAGGGTCATATTCTAGAGATGTAAAACTTCAAGTAGCTGAAATGTTTCATGATCGGTTGATTAATCAGCCTACTGATCTTATCACAGCAGAAATGAAAATTTTTGGAGATCCGTTTTTCTTACCTCAACAAACAGGAAATTATGTAGGGCAAAGAGCATCAGGCAGTCCAAATCTTACCACAGACGGGACCATGGCATACTTAGAAAATGAACTACTTGTAGTGGTAAATTTTAAAACTCCTTTTGATTATCAAATTGAAGGAGCTACTATGGAGTTTCCTCAAGTTGTGCCGCAGTTTAGTGGCCTTTTTACTTGCTGGGCTGTTACTAACAATTTTTCTAAAGGACGTTTTGAACAAACACTGAAGTTAATAAGACGTATAGGTCAAAACGATCAACCAACCACAGGCAACACTGGAGCAGTTGCGATTGATGAATCTAGAAGCATAGTGACAACTCCTAGACGTGCTGATCGAGATCAACAAGGTAGTGCTGCTAGTTCAGGGCAAGATCGAGATCGTCAAGGTTCCGGACCACCTCCTGTGGCTAGAGTAAACGGAGTAACATTTGATCCTAGAACTGATTTATTCCAACCTCCGTCTAGAACGATTGATACACCTGCTGGTTCTAGAACTATTCAACCACCTCCTATAAGAATATATGACGATGCTATTTTCCGTGCAAGCAGAACTCAGCTTCCGTCATCGCTAACTAGACCACCCGTAAATAGTGCTAATAGATCAAATGATCCTGGCAGAGTAGGACCTCAATAACATATGACTGAAATTGTAATAACAGATAGAGAACGTCAACTATTGAATTTTCTAGCCAAAGGTGAATCCTTCGGGTCAGATCCTTATATCAGCTTGTACCCTTCTACAACTGAACCTGCACTTACACAAATGACACTAGCAGAAGTTGACAGATTTCAAACACAACGAATTAATGCAGGAATTGGTTCTAGTGCGTGCGGAAGATATCAATTTATAAGAAAAACTTTAAGAACCTGTGTAGGATTTTTAGGAGTTGACCCTGCAAGAACAAGATTTACTCCTGGTGTACAGGATGCTCTAGTATTGAAATTATTAAAAGAAGCTAGACAATTAGATGAATGGTTAGCTGGAACATTACCTACTGATAGATTTATGATTAAAATGGCACAAGAATTTGCAAGTATGCCAGTACCATATGCTATGAACGGAAGACATCGACCTGTGCAAAAGGGAGAAAGTTATTATTCAGGAGACAATTTAAATAGATCAAAAGTTGATCCTGGCCCTAACGATCCTAATAGAATACAAAAAAGAGAAGCAGGCACTGATACCATATATCAAGAACTGGAAGACATAAGAACTGGAGGTGTAGGAGGTTCGACAACTATACCGGTTAACGCTGATGGCCCGAGTGGAGTTGTTCCATCAACTGGAACAACTCCTAGATCACAAGCAGCCGCGCAAGCCGCAGGTGTAGGTGTAGGTGCATATGTAGGTGGAAACGCAGGTGCAAGACCACTAACGTCTACAATACTACCACCTGCTACAGGTGCTGTCTATCAGTACAGAAACACAGATCCTTTAGATGACAGATATGATTTTAGAACAGGCGAAAAAATCAAAGACCTATCAATACACGGCACTGGACCGGCATCTGCAACTCCTGTAATTAATGGTAATATAGGTCCTGCTAATGTGGCAATAACTAATAGCGGTTCAGAAACTCCAGTGCCTGCACCAGAATTAGATAGTGGAGTTTTAAACCAAGTAGCTGAACTACAGTCAAGTGTTACTAGTGCTGTAGGAAATCTTCTAACAGATCCAACCGGCGCAATTGCAGGTATAGCAGATCGTGCAGCATCACTGTTTAATGCTGATGCATTAAATTCTGCACTTACAGGCGGCCGGACCACAGACGCAACTTCTTTTGATAGTGCAGTAATTACAGGATCGCCTCCGCCGGGCACTAGTACAGCAGCTACGCCCACTAGATCAACACCACCTAGCCCAGTAAGTTCAGGACGAAGATAATGACTACAGGAAACTATACAAGAACCGCATCTAGAGATACAATAGTAAAAGACTCAGGACCTTATGAAGCACTGGTAGTAAACAATCTTGATCCTAAATACATGGGCAATCTAGAAGTAGAATTACTCAAATACACAGGTGCAGGCAACAGTCCAGAACGCAGCGGGGAACTAGTAACAGTTAGATATCTGTCTCCGTTTTATGGAATTACATCAAGCCGCGGTGTTGGTATAGAAGATGGTTATGCTAATACTCAAAAAAGTTACGGATTTTGGGCAGTGCCGCCGGACATTGGCACAAGAGTATTAGTTATATTTGCTGAAGGAAATCCTAACTTTGGATTTTGGATTGGTTGTATACAAGACGATTATATGAACTTTATGGTTCCTGACGGTCGTGCATCAACAGAACGCACTACTGATGCTACACCACAAAATCTAGTTGGTGCAAAATTACCTGTTGGGGAATACAACAAGTTAATAGAAACCGGCGAACTAATAGATCCAACACTGTTTGAAAAACCTTACAATAAAGATTTTACTAATGTACTGGAAGTACAAGGTTTAATATTTGACGAAACTAGAGGTACAACCACTAGTAGTGCTAGACGCGATTCGCCCAGTATGGTTTTTGGTATAAGCACACCTGGACCAGCAGACAAAAGAGCAGGTAACCCTAGAGTAGAACTAGGACCAGAAGGACGCCGTGCTAACGTACCCTTCAACAGACTAGGCGGTTCAAGCTTTGTTATGGATGATGGCGACGACAAGTTTGTTCGTGCTACACATGCTGAAGAAGGTCCGCCATTCTATATAAACAAAGAAGCAGGTGAAACCGGCGGCGACGAAACAATTCCTCAAAACGAGTTAGTTAGAATTCGAACAAGAACCGGTCATCAAATACTGTTACACAATTCAGAAGATCTAATCTACATAGGCAACAGTCGTGGTACAGCTTGGATAGAAATCACATCAGATGGCAAAATAGACATTCATGCACAAGACAGTGTTAGTGTCATGTCGAACAATGACATTAATTTCACTGCTGAAAGAGATTTTAATGTAGAAGCAGGCCGTAACATCAATATGAAAGCTACTGCTCGTTATAGCGATGGTGCACATTATCTAGACAACAAGGAAAGCGGCCGTGTACAAATAGAAAGTGTATGGGATACAAACTTTTTTGTAGGACATGATTATAAACTCACAGTAAAAGGCAACAGTGATATTGCTGTAGATCTAGAATCAAACACAACCGTTAAGTTAAACTATCAACTACACGCTAATCAAAACATTAACATATTGTCTGATAAAAATACACATATGAAAACTGGTCACAGTTTTTACAGAACATCCAGTCGTGCTATACACGATAATGCTGGACAAAACTATATGTTAAAAGCAGCCAACGTTGATGTAAGTGTTGGACAAAGCTATAAAACATCAGCAGGGTTAATAAGTCAACAAGCATCCGGTGAAATCATATCAAATGCTTCAAGTATATCTAGAACTTCTAGCGGATCAATCTATGACAGTGCATCTAGCGGTATTAGCTTGTCGGGCGGAACTGTTATAGCAGGCGATGCTGCTGAAATACATTGGAACAGCGGATTAGCAACCTCTGGTTCACAAGCACAAACTGCACAAAATGCTCTGCAAGCAATAGATGCAATTGATGCAGACAGAGCTAGTCCGCTACCTACAATTGTTCTACCATTTGTATTTCCAGGAGCAATACAACCTGTTCCTTATGAAAGTATTCTTACAAGAGCTCCACAGCATGAACCTTGGACACATCATGAAAATATGAATCCGAAAGCATTTAAAAAGGAAAAAACTGACAGAGAAGCTCCAGGTACATTATCTAGCAATGATAGAGTAATTACTCCTGACACATTTGCAAAAAATCTTGGATCTATTACTACAAGTCAAACTGTTCTAGGATCAGGAAACATTCCAGGATTCGATGGCGGAACAGGAGACTCGGGTTTAGTAAATGGCACTGTACCACAAGGAACTGCAAGAACCTATGGCGGCGACATACAAGTTGATACAACTAGAGGTGATCCTTCAGGCAATGATATTACTAACTACTTTTTTGTTGGTGACGGCCCGTTGGCTACTATTAGAACTAGAAAACGAGGACTTACTACACAAGTTGCAGAACTATTTGCTCCAAACTTCCAAGCCTTTATAGACGATCTCGAAGCCACCGGTTATGAAATCAAAACACTAATAGGATATGCTAAACGAGAAATAACCAGCGGCGGCGCCTGGTCAATTCATGCCAGTGGTGCTGCGATTGATATTAATCCACCTGCTGTAGTTACGAACGGATTTCCAAATGGATATTTTAGTCCACGACCTGCAAATGCTCCTATGACGGATATGCCTCCTAATACACTCCAGCTAGCTAACAAGCATGGGCTAGGATGGGGAGGAGCATGGGATGATATCGACGATGCTATGCATTTTAGTGCAGCTAAAAACGAAGGCGGCGCATTTCAGATTCGTAGAGGATTTATTCCTCTAGGACCTAGCAGCACAAGAACAGACGGCGTCCCGTCAATTGAAGCCGACGCCGCCGGACAAGTTACAAATCGAGATCGTCAAGGTGCAGATTATGTAACGCCAAGCAACATTGACGACGCAAGATTACCAGGTGCACAAAACGCTGACGGATCTGCCAGAGGTCGATAACAAGATAAATACTGTATGAGTCAACTAGAGAAAAATCTTTATAAACGTGTAACAGTTAAGCCTAACGGTTCTACAGCCAGCACAGGCAGAGCCTATAGAGGATTTAGCACTGTGAGCACTAAAAACAAAGGATACAGTCTTTACGATTTTGAATTAATCAAACAGGATATCATCAATCATTTTCATATACGCCAGGGCGAAAAATTAAGTGATCCTACATTTGGATGTATTATTTGGGACCTACTTTTTGAACCTTTTACTGCTTCAGTTCAAACCGCTATTGTAGAAAATGTTACAACTATTGTTAATTATGATCCTAGAGTAAATGTAGACAGCATTATAGTTGATACATACGAGCAAGGCATTAGCGTAGAGTGCCAAATCACTTACCTTCCCTACAGTATTTCAGAGCAGTTAAGATTCCGATTTGACCAACAAAATGGTCTGTTATAATTAACTACGCAGTTTTCTAAACTAGATAAATATCATAGTAAACAAGGAATCTCACATGTCTGCAAGCGATAGACAAAATAGACTATTAGTGGCTGAAGATTGGAAAAGAATCTATCAGAGTTTTAGAAATGCAGATTTTCAAAGTTATGACTTTGATAATCTCCGTCGCACAATGATCAACTATCTGCGTCAAAACTATCCTGAAGATTTTAATGATTATATTGAAAGCTCAGAATATCTTGCGCTGATTGACATGATTGCGTTTCTTGGACAAAATCTAAGTTTCCGTATTGATCTAAACGCTAGAGAAAACTTTTTAGAAACAGCAGAACGTAGAGAATCAATACTGCGTCTTGCTAGAATGTTGGCCTATAATCCAAGACGAAATCAAGCAGCTAACGGTCTACTAAAAATAACCACAGTTAAAACCACTGAAACAGTGAGAGACAGCTCGGGTGTAAATCTTAGTGGCGTTGTAGTACGCTGGAATGATCAGTCAAACAGCAACTACTTTGAACAGTTTATTAAAATACTCAATGCTGCACTTCCTGTTACTAACAGTGTAGGAAATCCTTTAAAGAGCGAAAACATTGAAGGTGTGCAAACACAAAAATATCGTATTAATGCTACAAACACAACTGTTCCAGTTTTTCCGTTTTCTAAAAATGTCGAAGGTGTGAGCACTCGTTTTGAAGTTGTAAGCACAGACTTTGATCGTGGAGTTATAAGAGAAGAGCCACCTCTGCCAGGAACAAGTCCTGCATTTTTATTCCGTGATGACGGTCAGGGTGCAGGCAGCACTAATACTGGTTTCTTTATGCATTTCCGTCAAGGCAAACTAGACAACGGAACTTTTAATGTATCTAATCCTACACCAAACCAAGTAGTTTCTATTGATGCTGAAAACATTAATAACTCAGATGTATGGCTATATGCCGTAGACACTAACGGATTTGAAACTATACAATGGAGCAAGCTTGACAGTGTAGAAGGCAACAATATTATCTATAACAGTTTGTTCCAAGGTATACGCAACGTATATGCTGTTACTACAAGAATAGGTGATAGAATAAATCTAGTGTTTAGTGACGGTGTGTTTGGAAATCTTCCCAGTGGAAACTTTAAAATCTATTACAGAACCAGTGCTAACAGACCTAGTGTTATTGCACCCGGCGCCATTGGAAATGTAAACATAGAAATACCATATCAAGGCCGCAGCGGATCACTAGAAACACTAACATTAGGCCTAAGGTTACAAACCACAGTTGCTAATGGTACTGCTACAGAATCCAATGACAGCATTAAACAAAATGCTCCTGCAACTTATTACACACAAAATAGATTAATTACAGGAGAAGATTATAATATTGGTCCGCTTGCTGTTAGTCAAGATATTATCAAGACCAAAGCTGTAAACAGAATATCAAGTGGAATCAGTAGATATTTTGATCTCAAAGATGTAAGTGGCAAGTATTCAAGCACTAGCTTGTTTGCAGACGACGGCGTAGTTTATAAAGAAACATTTGACACAAAAACACAGTTTACTTTTAGTACACAAAGTGATGTTGAAGGCATTATTGTTAATGTAGTTGAAGGCATTATTTCTAGTACTAACTTAAAAAACTTTTATTACAGCGAGTTTCCACAAATTATTGTAACAGATCTCAATGCTGCATGGGAAAATACAACAGAGTTTACGAATCAATATACAGGTTTTATTAAAGACATAGATGGCACTGCTTATACACTGGGATCATTTACTGCTAATAATCTAAGACTTGTAGAAGCAGGTACACTGATGAGATTTGTACCTCCTCTGTCACAGTCAGGCGCAACACAATATTTTCTACCTAACGGAACCTACACAACCAACAGTGAAGCAGTAGGAGCAACTTCTTACAAATGGACAAAGGTTGCAGGTGTTACAGGCAACGGAGCACAGACTACAGAAACTGGAGCCGGCGCTGTAACACTGGTTGATCTAATACCCGATGGTGCCATACTAGAACAGATCATACCAAAGTTTTCTAGATCACTTAGCGATGATTTAAAAACACAAATCATTGATCAAACATTTGCTTATAGAGATTACGCACTAAGATATAATGTAAACACTAGATCGTGGACATTAGTTCTAGCAGCTGACATTAACACAGTTGACGATTTTGCTACAGGTAAAACAGGTGATGCTAGCGGACAAAACCTAGATT